TACCAGTGACAGACGTTGCCGTTGCAACGCCACCGCTTACGACTTCCGCAGAACTCAAGGCTATACGTACCTCTTCGTCTATTGCGGCTGTGAGCGTCTGAGCAAAGCCAATAAAGGTATTGCCGGATGCGGTTGCTGTTGCACAACCCTCGCCTGCAATGCCTCCGACTGAATCGCCGGTTGCATCCCAGTAAACCGCATCACCGGCTACTATGATTTCAGCGTTCTGATTTACGTCAAAAATGCCCTTGACCGCCAATGCGCCAAGTGTTGCGGCCGCGATTGCTTCCGTAGCAATCCCGACTAAATTTTGCTGTACGACAACTTTACCGGCTTCGACAGCGCCCGCGGGAGTATAATCTACATATACGCCCTCTTGTATGTATGTTCCTTGTGCCATGATAATTTCCTCTTTAAGTTTTAAGATTTAGCGGCTGTATTTCAAGCCGCTGTTATTTGTTTACGCGCCTGTTGAATAAACGCCGGATTTTGCCTCAGCGAAAGAAATGCCATAATCATAATAGCAGCGCATCTGAATACCGAGCGTGTTGAAGTCTGTTTGTGCAGTCTCAACAATTGGCATCTGATTTCCGTTAAGGAAAGCACTTTCCATCATTGGAATGCCAGCCGGGTTTCCGGTGAGATACCAAGGAAGCGATGACAGATAAGCACTGAAAACAGGATTAAATCTGTTTCCGTAAATGTTCACATCTGCACTCTTGGCCGTTGCCCCGATAAGCCGCTGTGACTGATATATCGACCGTGCAGGTCCGTAAGCCTTCCCACCGCAAAGCAGGGTAGTAGGTGAGGTTCCGATTGGATTTCCGTCATCATCTTCGAGAGCAAGGAATAACAGTTCAGCTGCCGCAAGCGTGGTCACTGTCAAAGCGCCCGTTGTGGTGTTTTTGTTGTCATTGCTAAAGTTAGCCGCAACAGCCGCTTCAAGAGCCGCCCAAAAATCCGTGTTGAAAGTACGGTGTGCAGCATAAGCAAGCTTGCTTGCGCCTTCGCCCAATAAACCAAGATCATCATTGATAATATTTTGGCGAGTGAATCCAAGCATCAGCCCCTTAGTATCGGCTGTGATTGTTCTTGTCGTATCGCTTACTGTGCCGTGCTGGATCTCTCCATTCGGTGCAAGCTCCTTGAGTAGATTTGACATAATCAATCGAATTCCGGTGTTCGTCTTAAAATCGGAAACGTTACGAATTGCTGAAACTTCCTTCCATGTCATTTCATTAATTCCGTAAATGGAAGCAATAAACTTGTTTGCGACATTTGAAAGAACATTTGCAATATCGGCTGTGCTGAATGCCGCCTCAATGAAAGCGCGCGGGTCGCGATGTGAAGCCTCAAGAGTGCGTCCTGAAAGTGCGAGAGTTGCCATTACAAGCTCTGTAATAGAGCGTGCTTTAACGTCTTTGGCTTTATTCAAAATATCAGCGCTAAACGCTTTTTCCAAACCTGCCATATTCCCGCAAGCACAAACTGCCGCCGTGATTGTATCAACATTCTGAGCACCCTGGATGACTTTGCCGTCAACAATATGAGGAGCGCCGGGACGTTTAAGCTCTTCCGCTTTAATAGCGGCCTGTTTTGCGGCCTCGATCTTTTCGGCTTCAAAAACTGCCAGCTTTGCCTCAAGTACTGCCGACTTTGTTTTCATCGCGTCCCAATTTTCACTAATAGCTTTCGCCATGATTTCAGGATATGAACCAGCCTCGGCAACGATGCCGGCGACTCGTGTTTTTTCCGTATTTACCGCTGCTTTAATTTCATCGGCGGTCGGTGTGACTACTTTTGTATCCATTTTAACCTCATTTGTTGTTTGAGCAGCAGCTACAGCCGCGCTCGTTGTGTCATCCGCTCCAAGCGGTAAAATTGATATTTCCGCAAGTTTTGAAGATACGATAAGCGTAAATGGTCCGTCAATTGTCTGACCATTCACCTCTACGCTTTCCCCTTCCGGAATCTGTCTTGTGGTCAAAGGGGTTGTCCCCATACTGGCTTGAAATTTAAAGCCGTTTTTAGCAAGTCCGACAACGCTTTTCACCGTGTCGGAATCTCCCATAATTGCCCCGGTCGCATTTATTTTGGTTCCGATTGTAACTTTATCGGTCTGGCCCAAAACAGAGTCAATGTCATAGGTATCGTGCCTGTATAAAATTGGTGTATTGTTGCTTGCGGCCATGCCTTTAAGATCAACAACAATCCCGCCCCAATATCCGACATTAATTTTTCCGCCGTTGTATACATTTATGGTCACGCCGGGTAATTTTTCCGGGTTGCCATCTTCAGCAGCCGCGGCAATAATTGAACAGTCGCCGGTTAGCTGGATAGTTTTTTCATCAGTCTTTTTAAGTTTTTCATTCATCTTCTTTTTCCTCAATTTCCGTTATCGGTTCAGTCGTTGCACTTAAGCCGCTTGGATATTCAGCAGGTGGAAGTCCGTTATCTTTCCGCGCCTTGTTCCACGCAAGTTCTCCGTCAATCAGCTCTTTTATCTGTGCCGCCTTTTCTCGTTTTGAGTCTAGGCCCTGACTTGCAAAATATCGCTTATCTGTCAATAATCCGTCATTCTTTCTTACGTGGTCCGCGTCCGCTTCTTTTTTTGGATCAACGTGCCCGCGGCTTGCGTAAAACCACGCAGGGTCGCTCAGTGACTCAATTTGAACCATATTAAGACTTTCGCGAATTGCGTAATCTGCCAACCATGACGGATAAATGCGGTCTAACATCTGAGTTTCCGTACCGTCGCGGTCCACGTCAATACTTCTGTCATAAGTCTGGTGATCTAAACGCCCGCTTGCGTAGTTATAACCGGATGAATCCCCCGCCGCTACGTTTCGCGGCATGTTGATAGAACGACCAATTTCCGTTATCAGCTCTTTTTTAAAATCTGCATATGTGTTTGTCGGTTGCTCTGCTTTAAGCCCTTGGTACTTATAACCCTCTGGCAAACCGATAATGGTATTGCGCTCATAGTCCATTATCGTTCCGGCTTCAAGTGATGCGGCCCCGGATATTCCACCGTCCGGCAACAGGTCGGTTTGCATCACGCCGGAAATTTCAGCCGCCCGCCTTGCTGTTTCCAAAACCGCAACCGTGTAAGCCCGCAATTGCCCAAATAGGCTAAGCGGTGCCACAATTTCAGAAACGCCGCGTACCTGTCCCGGCCGGTCCGCATCAAAATAATGGAGCATGTACTTTGCATCTATCCATGTTCCCGCAGATTTGCCGGTGTTGAAACTGCGATAATCGCCGGGGTGACATTTAAGCAATCGGTATGCAATCGGATTGTGATATGCGTCAAACCTGATACCGTCAATCTCATTCTCTTTATTAATTGATGTATACCAGCTTTCTATCTGATCGCATTCGATAAGGATAATATCCAACTTAACCGCACAGCTTAATTTTGGATTTGTGAACATCTGCGCGAATACTTCCCCGTCAATCGCCTTGGATCTTCGCGCCGTTCTCAGCTTTGCCCATAGCTTTATTTTCTTTGCCCATTTCTGGAAGTCGTTTTCTGCTTTTTGTTGGTCCGGGTTATCACCAAGCTGGATCTGGATACGCGGACCGATTACATCATTTGCAAGGGTTTTGACTATTCCGGTCGCATAGGAGTTATTTCCGACCTCATAGCGGGCACGGTTGCGGATTATCCGTCTAACGTTCGGATTATTGGCTGATGCGGCGCTTAATGCGTCAACCCCTGACCATAGATTCGCATTTTCATTTGTGCTTTGAGCTGCATCATAGCGCCCCCGGATCATTCCGCGCCGCAATGAATCTGCTTTAATAACTGTTCTAGGGGCAATTTTATGTTCCATAATGCCGCGGCCCCCTTGCTATTGCCCGCTTCATCCCGAAAAATGGATTTGCCGTTATTGCTTTTCGCGCTATGTGCTTATCTGCTGCGATTGCTTCCGGGATTGAAATATTTGTGACGCTACCCGATGGGGATGATACTGATTTTGGATTATCAAGCAATGTGTCAATTGCGGTGTCGATATCGGTTGAATCTGCCATAAAGTACCTCTTTGAAGTTGTTATGACAAAAAACATTGTTTTTGTAAACTAAAATTGTTAGTTAAGCCTAACTTTGTTATATATGTATAATATTTATTGCATTTTGGTATATTGGCACGAAAAAACGCGGTGAAGTTAATCACCGCGTTAATATCAGTTGGCCCTGTTAATTTTTCTATTTCATATTCAGCGCTCCTTTGATTTTATTACTGTATTAAATGTCAATAAATCCGTCATTTAACTTCATCTGCCTTTTTTCCGTCTCGTTTAATTGATTCGAGTATTACACCTGAAAATATAAAACAGCACGATGTTACTATATACCCAGAATATACAAGAAACAAAGCAAAGCATACCGTGAACGTATTAAATATAACTTTATGAGCTGCAAATTTTTGTTCATAGTTTTTTACAGCTTCCGCCCGTGATGACTTAGGAATCGCACATAGGCTATAAGCAAACATCAGCCACGCATAAAACAACCCAATCCTCGTGAAACAATCGTTTCCGGTAGAAACGCCATAATAAAGACTCCCGCCCCAAAATGCCATAAACATAATACCTGTAATCATTCTAATAGTTTTTTTCATTAATTTATTCCTTTTTGCTTTAAGCTCTCGTAAGTGTAATACACCCGCCCGCAATAAGCGCATACCTTGCGCCTTTTTCGCTGGTTATTTTCGTATGGAGTTGAATTAGTTGTCCTAGATGTACGTCTACATCCGCACTTAGGGCATCCGATACCAATTCCATTCTTCTGATTATCGCTCATGTAATCGTCTGGGAATTTTTTGCGGTCCATATCAGCGCCTCCTTAATTGTTCTCTTGTGTATGTTTTCCGTTTGGGCCTATCATCAATAAACCCGCCGGTACCGATATTTGCAACAACCGACGCGGCAACAAATGCCATGTTTAAAGAATCCGCATAATCATTTTTTCCGGGTTGCTTGTCCCATATCCATATCATACGATCACCCACAAGCCCCTTAGATTTAAGTTTTTCCCTACAAATCTGTTCAGAAAAATCTCTATGATTCCCGCTTTCCGGTAACGTGGTTCCGCCCGGTGCCCCGGTTTCACAAGTAAATGATTTCTGCATGACTTCGCGCCAATAGTCGGCATTCCAAATCAACCACGCGTCAAGCCCATTTCGGCATTCCATCCACTCTTCACCAATTCTACGCTTGTGTTGCGAGGTCATTCGCGCCGCTTTTCCCGCCCGCCCGTAAGCAACTATTACGCGTATACCAATAAGCTCTTGTGCATTTCTTGCAAACTGCCGAACCGGCTTAGATTGTGCGCCTCCTCCATCTATGATCCAGCAAGTAGGTTTGCATTGATGACTCGCTATACGCTTTCCAAGTATCGTTAAAGCGTTATAAATTGCTTGGTGTTTTTGTCTGTCGCTGGCATTATTGCTTATCGGTATCGGCTTTTCATCGAAGATCCCGTAATATCCAATTGCGCATGACTGAGATTTATTAAATCCGGCTATCACGCTGGTAAAACCATATGACGGGTTTAGGTCGGTTGCGGCAACTACGATCTCGGTGCTATCCGGTAATGTATTTTGTAATCTATCCATTACCCGCGTTCTGACAATTGCAGGAGTAAGTGTGTAAAGATCCACCCCACGTGTAATCGGGTTGTTTTGTTGTGCCCGGCTGAATATATCTTCCCCTAGCTTATACCAATCGTGCATCGCTGCATCTATGTCGCATACGTCTCTATTCTTGTCGAATCGGTGAATCCAGGATGTTTCCATTTTTCCGGTCATCTTCTTTTGCCGTGATTTGAAAAACTTGTTTGCGGCCTCCTGACCGTCATCAAGATATATATTTCTCCATTCTTCCCATAGCGGTCTTATCTTACATGCCTTTTTGCTTTCCCATGTTCCGCCAGTTGATCCATCCGGCCATATCTGTATACGTGATACTTTGCTACCAGTAAAATCCCGGCGGTTGTAAAAATGACAGCCAACATCATTCTCAGCTTCAATCGTAAATGCAAATGCTGATACTATTCTTTTTTGCGGTCCAGCCATTCCCATAAATATATTTTCGATTATGTCAACCGTCTGATCTACAAAATTAGGCTTATCCGCGTGCCTGGGATTTTGCGCATCATCAAACAGAAGGAAGTCCGGTCGGATAATTGATCCGTCAACCATTTGAGCCTGCAGCCCCTTTGCATCACCCTGCACCGATCTTGCCGCAACCGCCCCCATACTATTAGGTAAAGTGATAACCTTGTCGATTGTTTCGACTAGTGCGCCGCAAGGCAAACCGCCAAACTCCGGAACACTTTCATCCCATGTAAAATTACCTAAAGCCGTTTTATGCGTGCTGTGAAGGAATGGAGCGCAATAATCCGGGTAATCCGCTGCAAATTCAGGGCTGTTAGTCAGCATGTGCAACCATCTTTTGATTGCGTTTGATGCGTCACCAAGTTTCCAGCCAACCAAAACAGGAAATTTAACCAGCTTTTTAACTACAATGTAGACATTTACTCCGCGTAATACGGTTGTTTTACCCTCTCCGCGCGGCTGTGCTACTGCCGTTCCCTCCCCGGTTTCCGCCGCGTGGATTGTATTTTTTATTAAATCAATGTGCCCATTTGAGAAAGGCGCTGGATATGCCGCGGCCATATAGTGCATGAGCCACTTTTGAGGGTCTGCTTCCATTTCCAAGCGCCGCGCCATATCTTCAACGGGAGGAAGCTCAATTATCCGATTGCTCTCCCGATGTTTCTTCACGCGGTCTTTTCCGCTTACCGGCTCTTTTTTGTAGCGATTGAACATAGCGGATTCGCCCTCGTTCAGCTTACGGGCAAGGGCATTCTGGATGTCCTTTTTTGTCGTGCCAGTTGCCGCCAATCGCTTTACTATGTTCATGGAGTCCATTTTTATCCCGCATTGTAAGAAGCGCAAATAACGCCCTTAATATCTGTCTCGGCATTTCCGATTAATTTCACTGATACGTTCTTTGGGTGCACCCAATCATAAGATCTATCAAGCGAAACCCTGCCAGACGGGTATTTAACCCACCATTTACCATCATACCATTTATAATCATCACCGCCGGGATTCATGCCCCGCGCCTGATCCTCGGTTTCCGCTGCGACAACCGCGCTATCATAAGTATCGTATCCGATATTCTCTGTCTGCGATATAAGCCATAATTTCATAATACCACCTTTTCTAAAAAATTCCCATCATCATCAATTCGCGCCATGTCTCGCATTCGCCGCCTTGCTCCGGCCCGCTGAATGCCAGTTCAATCTCCCATTTAATTTG